ATATAGTCCAGCAGGCTTTCCTTTTCTTCTTCCTCCTGTACCATCTGCTGTGCCTTGCCGTAAGGAGATTCCTCGTAGGAGCCATGACCTATAGGCAGTGCCAGCAGCACCAAAGACGCTGCCATTGCCGCGCCGATTTTCAATTGATAAAAAATCCGTTTCGTTTTAGAAGAAAACCGGATATCCGCCTGATTTTCTTCCTCCAGTCTGGCGATTTTCTCCATAACGCCCCTCTCCAATGACGGCGGCGCTTGCAGCAGACCGCCCTGCTCCAGTTGCATAATCATTTGTTCTAATTGTTCCTCTGTGAAACGCTGTCCCATGGCATCTGCTCCTTTCCGTATATTTTCTGTAATCTGGCACGGGCACGGTAAATCTGTGTCTGCACCGTTTTGATGTTTTTGTTCTGCTCTGTGGCAATCTCCTCGGGACTTTTCTCCTGACAGAAATACGCCACGGCAATGTCCCGGTAAGGCGGCTTCAGACTTTCACATGCTCGCCACAGCTCTGCCTGCACTTCCTCCGCCAGCACTTTGTTTTCCACATTTTCCCCATCTGCCAGTTCCAAAAAGACATTTTCGTCCTGGGGGATAGCGCCCCGACGGTTCTTCCTCTGGAAATCCAGACATTTATTCATGGCAATGCGGCATAGCCACGCCTTTTCGTGCTGGCCGTCAAAAGAGTCCAGATGCTCATAGGCTGCCACGAATGTTTCCTGTGCCAGATCCTCTGCTTCAAAATAATTCTGCGTCATTTGATAACAGAGGGAAAAAATCAAGTTTTGATAATCGCTGAGCAATATGGCGATTTGTTTTGCCCTGTCGATACGCTCACCCCCTTTTTCTTCTGTTTCATTTCTTTTCATCATCTAAAACGAAGGTGATTTCATTTTTTCTTCAACTTTTTGCAACCTTAAACAAATCTTAAAATAATGAATGTTCCAGAACAAATTATCAGAAATCAAACATGACCATGTATCTCAAACAAACATTGAATTTATCACGTTTTTAATACCAAGTCAAATCACAAGAATTTTAATGCCACTATTCAATACTTGTGCAATGGTGGCAAATCGGTGGCAAAGTAAATGGTCTTTTGGTATAGCCGTAAATCTATCCACATAATACTAAGGAGGTACTTTATTATGAAGAAAATCGCCGGTTTATACCAAAGCTACCTGAAGGAAAGAAATGATGAACTGCAAGAAATTTCAACAGGAGGAGAAAAGATGGAAAAACTCACTGCATTTTTGAAAGAGAAGCTGAACGCTGATGATTATTTCACAGCTGAAGAATTATTAAACGAGCTGGTAGCCGAAACCGAAGAAAAAGGCTTCACTGCTGGTTGTAAGTACACAAGTGGTCTTGCAAAAGAACTTTTCACAGAATAAAAAATAAGGGGCGGATATACCGCCCCGTTTTCTTTACCGTTTGGTCAGCACCGCAATACTGCCTTTACTGGTCACCTCATACCCCAACACATCGGCAATATCCCTGATCTTGATATAGTTTGTCCCGTCTTTCAGAATACGGTCCACGATAAACTCTCTGCCGTCAATGATCAATTTCGCCTGTTCCACCATTTCAGAATCCTCCTCTTTCACCGTGTAATCGATGTCTTTCAAAATCAGCCAATGGGTAAAGCCTGCCTTGCTCAATTTATTTCTTCTGCAACCATAAGCACTGCCATCCTCGGCAATATATTCCCCGTTTCCGATATAAATGCCGATATGTCCTTTCTGCCACACAGCTGCCCCGATAGGCGCCCTGCTGATAGTGGAAATAGGATGAACCTCCAACGCTGTGTCATGATATCCCTGAGAATTGCGAACAATACCCGTTGCCCAACTGATCAGACCAGAACAGTCACAACAGACCTTTCCGACTTTGTTTTTGTCACTGTTCCAGACCAAAGCACCATAGAGGGCTTTCAGTTCATTGTATTTCGCCAGTGTCATGACAGTACCCTTCATGCCGTACACATAAGGTACGCCCAGCTTTGACTTTGCAAATGCTACCAGTTCCGCTGCTGTTACTTTAGCCATCAATAGCCACCCCTTCTCTAATTTCCTGTACCAAAAAGCAATTTTCCACATAAGCCGCTGCGTGTTCGTTTTTCGCCAGCATTTCCCGCATCTGTTCCAATGCTTCATCCACCCAACCGGAAAACGTATCAAAAGAAATCACTGCTGCCACTGCCGGAAACCGCTGCACAAACAAATCATAAACCTGACGCAGTTTCAGCTGTCCAGTACCGCCGCCCAGTTCTTTTTCCGCTTCCGTCACCGCATACAGCAGCCATTCCTTGATTTTGCCAATCTGTTCTTTGGTAGGCAACTTGAAAAAGTGATACAGCATAAAGCCTGCTGCCGCTGCTACACCTACACCAGCAATGAGCAAATACCAGTTTTCCATAAAAATTTTCACAACATCATTCATACTTCAGACCTCCTTATTCGTCCAATCTTCTTCCTGCTTTGCGTTGTTTGTTTCCCGGTCAAATCGCAGTTTCTCTGCCTCTTTTGTTTCTTTAAAAGATTTGATGCAATAGGTGATGACTGTACCGATGATGGCGGTCACCACCGTCATGGACAGGTTTTCTGCGATTTCTGTTCTACCTAAAAAAGCCAGCAAATAGGATAATTGCAAATCAAAAACTGAGATTGCAAGAATCCACTTTACCAGCTTTTTGGTATATGTATTTCGTTTTCGTTTCATTGGGTGTACCACTTCCCGTCTAAATCATGGAGCCGCTGTTCATGGTTCTGCAACATTGCATCCTGCTTTTCGTTGTGGGCGTGAATTTTTTTATGTTCCTCCTTCTTCTGCTTGTCCATCTCATCCACTTTGCCTGTGACGGACACGATCTGATCTGTCAGCCGTGTCACTGCATTGGTCAGCGGGATAATGGTTTTTACTGCAGTCACCAGAAATCCCAAAAATGTTGCCACGCCAATTACAATTTCCCAAGTCATATCCCTCACCCCTCATATGAAGAAGAAGCACTTTGCAGGATTTCTCGTTTTTCTTCTTCAGAAATAGAAATTAGGCTCTTTACATCTTCTTGCGTAAGTTTTCCAGCGCCATACAACCGTTTTAAACTTTCCAGTTTGATACTCATAAAACTCCCTCCTTTACTAATTCCAAGGTATAATTATCAATAGCCGCTTTGGCAATCTCCGTGTTTTTCTTTTTGACTTCTTTTTCGATAATATCCAACTGGCTTGGCTCCGGTTCAGAAATCGGCTCATATTCTACACGAATAGACTGCATATCCTCATTGACATAGAATACCGCGATGTATCCCTCTCTAAATTCTGTTGCAGGCAGGCTGCATTCAATCCAAATAGTAGTATCGTCTAATCTATGCTCTGCCTCCTTTTTTGTTTGAACCAAATTGTACCAAATTACTTTTTTTGTGTCCTTTTCAAAACCAATTATCATAAAGAATCACCTTCCACTTCATCGTATGAAACAGTAAAATTATTACACGTAGCAACATTACCCGAACCGTCCGCACTCATAGCAAATAAATATAATGTGTCTTTCTGTACCGATAAAATGGCTTGTGCTCTAGTAAATGTTGTTGAATGTTTTCCTGTCAATATGGTTGAAAAATTCCATATAGTAGATTCATGCGTATCCATTACATCACCAGCTTGAAACATTTTATTGCGGTCATTCCCAAAATAAGGTAAGTGTATATTTTTATCAACGCCTCCATGGCGTCCATTAATATATATATTTCCTGATGTAGATTTAGTACTTGCTGTTAATTTTACAAAACCAGTTCGTTTTGCATAAAAATAGCCCAGAAAAGTCATGGAGTAATATTTGCCAGTATTACTCACCTCTCTATTAATAATTGTTTTTCGAATATTATCAGACGTGACATACACAATCCCGCTCTCCACATCTTTCTTAATCGCAGCTATTTTCCCGAATATGCTATCAGCATTTTTATCATCTGTACTTTTCCCAATCTTCCCATCAATTCTTGTTACCTTCGTCAGCAGCTCTGCCAGTTTTCCCACCAACACATTTTTCAACTGTGCCAGCCTTCCAAACAATGTTGGCTGTGTGTCGGCGTCTGCTTCTGTGCCGATTTTGTTGTTGATGTCTACTACATTTGCTGCCAGCTCCGGGTCTGTTTCCAGCGATTTCATGGATTCATCAATTTTTTGGAAATTCTCATTCAGCTTTTCCACATCTGCCATATCGTCCAGATCAGGCAGATTCAAATTAAAGTTTTCTGTAAACTTCACCCCAGTTTCCCTCCTTTATCTCTTTCCATGTTTTCCCTTGTGCCCATCTCCATGTATGGGTTTTCACATCACGCCAGCTATGTTTAAGATAAATGATCTCAAATCCTAAATGTGCTGGTTTGATTTCCTCCAGCGCACGCTTCAAATCCTCTACATTCGGCGGCACCCCATAGATGGAAACCATAACAATCTGGAACATATACTTTTCGTTTTGCTCTACAATTTCAACTTCTCCACCCAAAAAACTTTCCGCTACGTTTTTGATCAGCTCTACTGTGGTGGTACCCGTTCCCATCATCTTTGCACGAACTGCCGCCCGTCTGAATTCATAGGACTTTGACAGATCCGTTTTGACATCAAACATCTTTTCCCATAATGACAATCCCCATGTGGCTGTTCCCAGGAAAAGCTGATTGCACAAATCATCAATATCAATTTCCATCTCTGTTCCTGCCCACTCTATGGCTTTCTGCAGCTCTATCATCGCCGGACTACGCAGATAGTCTTGTGGAAGCAAACTCATAAGGTTCATCCAACCGCCCCCTCAATATCTATGCTGCCTGTGACCTGAATCTCTTTTTCACCAATGCTGATGCTCTCTGTTCCTCCGTTGATCGTAAATGTTTTGACAGATACCACACCTTCAATATCGTAGAACATAGACAGGCACTTGAAATAATCTACTGTGCTCAATTTGAACACGCTGCTTTTGATATAATCCTCTAACAGCTTCCCATATGCTTCCTTTACCGTTTCCGCAGTCACTGCTGTCGTGATCTCCACGGCCGCAGCTACATTAATCATTTTTTCTGCTGGTGCCATGACCGTCACTGTTGCACCAATGGGACGCTGTTCTTCTATGTATTCCTCCACTCGTTGGATGATTTCTTCATCTGGACTTCTTCCGCTGCTGGTGATCGGCATGACTGTCACTGTACCAGGACCATTATCCAGTGGAAATACCTTTACATTTCCAACGCCTTCCACATTCATTGCCCACAGCTTATAGTGATACACATTTCCGCTGGTTGCTGGAGATTGCAATTTCAGCAAAATACGTTCCACCAGTTCTGCATCCGTTTCTCTCTCTGATCCTCCCAGCATCTTTTCATCATTCGTTACAGCCGTCACACCAAATATGGATGTCGGCAGAACTCTCACGCTGCCTGCCAGCACATTATACTTATCTCCGGGTTCCTGCGCTTCTACCGGCAGGGTAATGGTGCCGCCTTCTGGGATCACACCCCCTTCCAGCACTTCAAACATCAAGCCACCCACTGTTGCGCATAATGTGCCTGCCGGAATCTCCACATCCTTTTCTCCCGTGAATGTCACTTCACCCTTGGCATACGTTCCCTCTTTGCGGATGATTCCATATTCTTTTCCCCTATCATCGATGTATGTCCCTGCGGATGTATCCAGAAACATGATTCCCAGCATACGGTCAAATTGGTTATACGTCTTTTCCATCTCATAGGAAATCGGACTTACCACATCGCTGGCAAAGGAACCTTCCCTCGTATCCGTCAATGTCACTTTGGACAGGATTTCGTCTCTTATATTCTCATAAGTTTTCTCTTCATACATTTACACACTCACCTCCACTTCGGTTTCCCCATAAATTGTTTCCAGTGTGCCAGAAACGGTAAGATGCCCCTCCGAAAAAGATACTTCCACTTCTGACACCGCTTTGATATAGGGATTGATCAGCAATGCCTCCTCGATATACCGGATGCACTCTGCCTTTGTGAGATTTGGCGTGTAGCTCTGTCCAATGATACTGTCAATTTCGCTCCCATAATTCCAACTGTAAATCAAATGCTGGAATCTCTCTGTTTTCAGCGCCTTATACGCCCAAGTCTTTACAGCTTCATTTTCTGTTACAATTTCGTATTCCCCATTTTTCAGTTTGGGGATATTGTTCTGAAAATCCCACGCCACCTCTTTGTACAGCGGCAGATTGGTTCCCGCTGCGACTTCTGTAACAGTATCACCGAAAAATGGAAACAGGCTCATATCATTCCCTCCATTCTTTATACCAATGTGCAGACGATGATGTACTGCTGCTTATCCGCACTTACCAAAATCAACACCTCATCCCCAACGGCAAAGTCATCCAATGTGGTATATGTGCCGGCTGGTATCCCAATGGTATTCTGATCATGGGCATGTGAAGCAAATGCGTCATCACCGCCGCCCCCACTTTTTGTATTTGTCACACCTGTTGCTCCAGTAGTTGCCAAATTTAATCTGCGCTGATAATTTTTCAGCAAAAATCTATTGATTTTCAAATCTTTTCTCTCCAGCACGAAGTCCCCTATGGCTACTGTCAAAGGATTTGCCGTTTTGACTTCTCCAATCAAAAAGGGAACGGGGTTGTTTATCTCTCCCTGTTCCCTCATGATTCCTAAAAAATTGTTGTATGGGTTATCATTTTCGTTATACATAGCCCACCTCGCTTATTTTCGCTGCCACTGTCTTTATCGTCCATCATATTTTCGAAATTCAGCGTCAGCTTATTTGTATAAATTCCATTCTTCCAGTTATGCTCATCACCATCAATATAGAATATCCCTGTCAAGCCTGTATACGGCTCTGTCACATTGACTTTCTTTCCGGTGATATATTCTGATGTCCCGAAATTTGTCACGCTGATTTTCCGCTCCACACCTTCCAGCATGTCCTTTGCCTTCTTGGTATAATCTTCATCATTGCTGGAAATTCGGATGATTTCCGTCAAATATCCATACAACTTGGCATCCGCTTCTTCCGTGAATTCTTTGAGCAGTTTATCTTCTTTGCTGTAAACCCTTACCCGATTGACCATATTGTTCAAGCTCTCACTGACACTGGCTGTCAACAGGTTCACATCACTCTCCAGCGGTGTGCACTCCTTTTTGCCTTTTTCCAGCATATACATCAATTCACCCTCGAAGATGCAATAGTATTTCTTGTCATTCGCCAGTGAGTATGCCGTCATAATGATATCGTATAAGCTGACATTGAAAAATTTCCTGCTGATCGGCACCCCAGTAATAGACAGGCTTCCAATTTTGACACCAAAATCACCACATACCTTTTTCGCAATGGCTTCCGGCGTCATTTTATTGAATACATAGCTGGCTTTGTTCTTTTTCAGATAAATCCCATAATCATTGCAGGTATAGTCAATCTCATTCGTTTCAGTGGCTTTACTTTTTGTCCAAACGGGACCTTGGAACATTACCTTGTCCACATCTATCACTTTGATGATATCCCCCACATCTATGCGGATCAGCCACGTTCTTTCGTCCCCAGCAGCATGGACGATGCCAAATTGACACATCCTCGCACAGCTTCTATATTCTCCGCTGATGGTCAAACTGGTGATGATTTCTGTAATCTCCGTCTTATTCCCTTCTTTGGAAATATGGAACGCTCTCATGCTCATATTGATTCCCCCTTATGGGATTGTATAGGTCTGTCCAGGGAAGATAAGGTTTGGATTTTTTCCAATCACAGATTTATTGGCTTCATATATTTTTCTCCACTGATTGGCGTCCCCATATACCTGCCTTGCTATGGCACTCAGGCAATCTCCTCTTTTGACTGTATATGTTTTCGCCTTTTTCGGTGCTGCTGTTGTTGTATCCGTTCTTGGCGTGTTTGCCGCAGGCGCCTGTGCAACGGCAGAAACTTTCATAGGTGTATACTGCCGCAAGTTGATCGTATATGTGATATCACCGTTATCCTCTTTCCTTTCACCGGAAGTAATATTTTCGATATAAAACTGCTCATTGACACGTGCACCGCCATTGTCAGCGATAACCAGTCGGATGATATCTTTTGCATCCTTCCATTGTTCCAGCTTTTTCACATATTCCGCAGCATTTCCCAGCAAGATGCCGCCTTTTCTGACAAACGGATAATCTCTTGCCGGGAAAAAACTGCTTAATGTGATGCTCTTCGGCTTACGCCGGCCGGCAACATTGATATCACCAAGATTTGTTGCCCGTACTGTTTCAATTTCCATGCCTGTGCTGATCTCATAGCCTTCAGGAGTAACGGGCAGAAGCATATCTTCGCTTTTCGTTTCATTCTTAAGCCAAAATTCAAACAAACTTCATTCCCCCTTTTAGCCCGCATAACATTCCGCAGCAGCCATGATTTTTCTTGCGAATGCCGTAGCAAATTTATCAATGTCCGCTTCTTCCCGCACGATGATGCTGTCTGCCAATTTTGCAACATGCACACCGCCGGTACCATTCTTTTGTTTATCCGCCTCTACACGTGTCAATACCTGCTCACCTTCATGGAGGATTGCCGGGTACCCATCATACGGAACCCTTGGCAGCCCCGTTGCATTTGGATATCCTCCTGGCGTGCCATATTTTAACGCCGTTCTTGTAAAGAGGCCGTTCAAAAAACTGCCTCCGCCCAATGACTTGATGTCATTGACAGCATTATTGGTTCTGGTAGAGCTCCACCCTTTGGAAAATTCATTCGCCATTGCCGATCCAAAGCTGACGTAATCTCCGCTTTCCACCAATGCGCCTTGGATGCTTTGTACCAGGTCTTTTTCTGCCTGCAGTTTCATCTGATATTCTTCACTATTTTTATACTCTATTTCCGCCTGTGTATATGCCTCCCAAACTCTCCGCTGTGCATCAATTCCTTCCAGTCCTTTTGCTTCGATATCTTCATTCGCTTCCGTTAGCGCATCCACGATTCCTTTCTGATGCTGATTCTCCATTTCCGCTTCATAAGCACCAATCATAGCAAATGTATCTTGTAGTTTTGAGCCGTATTCCTCAAAAATAGCTATTTCTTCTTTCATCCCCTCTTTTCTGGTATTATTGTATCCCATCCCCATAGCAGCATCCAGATTCGCCTTCTCACTTTCCAACGCACCTTTAATGCCAATAAATGTATCCTTCGCCGCTTAGATGCCATTATAAAAGGTTTCCCCTTCACTGACTGCAGTCCTCATTGCGTCCACCAGCATCTCTGCAGTAATTTTCCCATCGGACATCATTTCTGAAACTTCGGAAGTTGAAATTCCTTGGTTCTTTGCCACGTACTCCAATGGATCAAATCCCCATCCAACCATCTGTCTTCTATCCTGACCATTCAGCGTTTTACTGTTCATTGATTGGCTAATTGCATAGGATAAACCTTTGAAGGCTTCTTGATTCCCCATTGCAATATCCCCAATCATGTCCATCATCTCTAATACTCGATTGGATTCTATGCCATATGTTAACATCTCTTTCCCACTTGCTAACATATCAGTCGTATCGTACAAAGTCGTGTCGCCATATTTCTTAACTGCTTCATAAAGGGCAGCACCCTCTGCAGCTCCTGCTATACTCATATAATTTTGTAGATACAATTCTCTATCTGAAGCAATGGAGGATCCATTCTGCAGCATACTTTCCGTTTCTCCGATAGCATATGAATGTAAATTTTGGACTTCGGTTCGGAAATAATCATCTTCTCTGCTCTGTTTTTCTGCCAAGCCATTGATTGCCCCTGTCAGTCCTCCTACAGCAGCACCCACCGCAGCACCTACAGGTCCCGCAATGCTGCCGATGGCTGCACCTTGAATACCTCCGCCAATCACACCGCTGACCATTCCGCCAGTGTTCTGTCCAAAAACAGATGTGATTGTCGTATTCATATAATTCTGTGCCGCCGACCCAATCATACTTCCCAATCCTGCAGATGCAAGACCGTTCATGAATCCGCTTAAAGACGAAGAAAAGCCTCTCCCTGCATTGGCATTGCTGGTACGGCTCATATCCGCTGCCAAATCCCGCTCTGCTTTCCCTGCCTCTTTTGCAACCTGTGCTAAACGCTTGTATTCTTCATTCAGCCTTTCCAGTGCAAGCTGCTGGTCTATAAATGCTTCCTTGGCTCCATCCACATTGTCTCGAACGGCTTTTTTCAATTCATTTAAGTTATCTTTTGCTTGGGTAATGTCAAATTTTATTTCTGCTTTTTTCTGGAATGCTTCATCTTGAATCTTTCGGTATTCCTGCACATCGTGTGTCAGGTTAGTCACGTTTTTCTGCATGCTGCGGATACTCTCTGATAGTTTATCCGACGCCTTGAATACAATGCTGACATCTTTTGACAAGTCTTCACCCCCCTTTTCCATAAAAAAAGCACCCTTTTCAGAGTGCTTTTCCGTTTATTCTTCAGCATAACACAATGCTATTAAAATTGAATTTGCAAACCCGCCGCCTGCTTTTTCATAACTGCTATTTCCTAATACAACTCCATATGATGAGATCGGAAGAGCACAC